TACATACCCTTTTACTCGCTTAAGTGAGTGATGCATCCAACTGGGTTACAAACACATCAATAAATGATGCACTTGGAACGATTCCAGTGGTCCCAAACACTAAACTGGCATTACCTAAAGCTAAACCTGTGTACTTAAACATACACGACAATTCATACCTATCGGAGGTAACACCAGACGCAGGTGCGAACGCTAATCCATTCCCATACCCACCGGTTGAATTAACAAACCAGGTTAGTATGGACGTATTAGCCCCTGAGTTAAATGGAGGTTGTGCTAAGCCAACAGACGAACCAACCCAAAAGAAGGTTGCCTGCCAAACTGTTCCAGGTTCTGCACTAAAAGTAACTGTGGTTCCACTTACTGTCAAAGGTAAGGAACCACTAGATACTGTAGTAGCTGATCCAAGTGGTATTGAACCTCCACCACCTGAACGTACTACATGAGCTGATGCAATGTCACCACCTATGGTTAGTGGTATAATTGGTTTGAAAAACTCAACTTCATAGCTTATCCAAAGTTCACCTAAAGTGACTACTGGATTTGCCTGAGTTGCAAGTTGAAAATTACCCCAATCATACAACCTAAGGTCTTGATTTGCAGGTACAGCACCAGTCCTAACATAACGTTGCTTGAATGTTGTCTGATCAACGGCGCATTCTAAACCATGCATCATATTAGTTGTAGGTTTAGTAGATACTGCAAACTCAGAATTTTCCATTTGTATTTTGGTAGCAAATGGTGCAGCATCAGCATTATAATTAGTAGCTAAAACTATCACACCTGGTTGTCCATTAGTTACAAAATCAGTAAGAAGAGATCTAAACTCAAAGACTAAGCCTTTGATTCTATACTCCTGAAAATTTTGTGCTAATGTTGCCAACCATGGAAAAGTTGAAGCAACACCAGGGTTTAATGGGAAAGATAAGTTATTAAAAGCTGCAGTTCCAATTATATCTTGGATATACTCACGATGGGCAACTATAGTACTATGCTTTCCTGTTCTAAACTGAGGTATTTGGGCTGAATTTAAAACTGTATTGGTTTTAACAGGTGGTCCGACTACTTCGTAATCGCCACTACCAAAAATGGATCCAATTAAAGATCCTGCAGTTTTACCAATGGAGTGCCCCGCACTTCCATAACCAAACATTCCACCTAACGTCTTGCCCACTATCCCCCCAGCAGAGGAAAATGGCTTATTGCTAGGTTTCTTAGCTTTGGTGCTCATGTTTTGCAATTTTTGCTCAAGGTTTCTAATCTTGGCGAGGTCATTGCTAACTCTTTTTGTTCTTTTATTCTTTTTAGTCATTGTATTGGATACCTGATGACCACAGGGACTGTACATCCAAACTCTACCATTCTTACTATTTTGTTCATAGTAATAGGGGGAAACCGTGCAGTCTCTCGGCGTTTGAGTTAGCACCATTAAATGGTTTTGGTTTCTAAAAGAGTTGAACCCAATAGGTGAAGCATCAACCTTAAATTGGTTTAACCAACCACTAGCTGCAATAACAGATAGGAGGAAACCCAATTTTGGGGAGTGTCGATGTTCAAATTTAAACTGCTCCATTCGGGCATCAAGATCTCCTTCATCTGATGGGATGTAATGCAGTAAACTAAAAAGTTGCTTGATTTGATTAATGGGATAGCATGTCCCATCTTTATAGAGTTGAGAACAAAATGTAAACTCGTCCACTGAACTAGTCTTAATTTCTTTGATCTGTTTTCCTAACAAAGCATATTCTCGGATTACTGTTGCATTATCTGCCAACTCTCTTTCCAACGAGTCGTCCCCAGCTGCCTTACAGTGGCCTTCTG